TGATCCAGAGTCTATGAAGATTGTTTCATCATTCTGGGATGAGGAAGACGGCTGGCGAGGATGGGCTATCAAAGATGACGGAACCTACTATTTTCACGATACTCCAGAAAAAACATTAGGGGAAGTAATGGATATACTTTCAGAAACGGAAGTCGGTGTATGATGGGATTCCTAGACAACCTAGAAGAGTGGCTAGACTTTGGCGAAGATGTTGATAAAGATCCAGAATTAGAGACTAAGTCAGAGGCAGGCTACAGCACAGGCAAGTGGTCGGATGATGATGACTATAAGGGTAATATAACCCCATTCTTTGGTAGAAATAGATAAGATTAATAGGACCTATATAGTGCGAAAAAGTGCGGCGAGAAGAGAAGACATTTGCGAAAATTACTAAACATATACGGAACTGAGGTAGAAGAGCTAGATGCTCCTACTGATCTCATAGTCCATACTAAGGCTCCAGGTAAATGGAAGCTGATCGATATGGAGACGGGGCAGGAATATGTAGGCTCCCCAACTCCTACTAAATACGGGCATTGGATAAGAACTAAAGACTCTTCTTCATAAAAGATATGCTAGAATTGGTATATAAGAGAAAGAGTAGATTTATAAATGTCTAACGAAAATACCGAAAAAGAGATTTGCCATTACTGTGCAAATAAGGCTAAATATACAGATGTAGCAGAGATTGAGAAACAACGCTATGCTGTAATTGGTGTTTGCCAATGTCATTTTGTTAATGAGACTCCTTGACAGATTACCTATATAGCTTCTACTGTAAATGTGGTTCAGTCCTTGATCTTGATTTATCTCATGAGATATCATATGAGCCCAAATGTTTGAAATGTAATTCTAGTCGACTACAATTAAGATATAGCATTATACAGGGGGAACTCTGGATGAATGACGAGATACTTAGAAATTAGGTAGGTATATGAGATGTAAATGCGATGGGTCAAGTCTATTCCCAAGATGTGATCGAAATGGTCAAGGTAAATGTTCAATAGAACTAGTAGACATATGTGATCACGAATTTCTACCAATATTGTATGGATGTCCACCAGAGATATATGCTCCAGAGGTAAAGGCTGGAAGAGCTTTTGCGGGAGGAAATAGGATGCCTAATGCTCCTGATTATAGATGCAAGAAATGTGGGGCGGGGAAGCAAAATGACCTGTAACGTATGTAATCTCAATAAGGACCTATATCTATATACTAAGAACAATCTGATATATTCACTCTGTAACTCTTGCCTATATACCCAGAATCAGATAGATATATTCTACGCATGGGGTAGAGAGCAGCTACGTATAGCCAAAGAGTCTGGAGAAACTCCATTCTAATGGCTAAAATCTGCTCCATATCCTAGGTTCCCCCCGCCATATAACATGTCTCTAATAGCCTCCTAGAGCCTTATTTGACCTATTTTAGAGATCATCTACCATAAAATATACTACTAATTCTTGAGTAAATACTACTGATATATATGTAGTTAGATATACATGTAATGGGACTCTCCCTTTTACTCCACCGTAATCCATTTTGCTCCACATACAGCCATATCCATGGCATATTTGAGGGATTTTGTCAATACCCTCGTAAATAGCATATATGGCCCACATTGTCAAGGCTTCTGGGGCATAAAAATCTCTCCCGTAAACGGGAAAATTTGCCCCCAATTCTGACAGATTTAGATCACATTCTGTTATATTTTATATATGTTTAATAAGATTAATATACATTTATATCTCATTATCTGAGATTTTCAGGGATTTTTTATATGTGGTCGTAAACGGACAAATTGGCCCACATTTTTTCCACAAAAAATCCACAGGCTGTGGATAACCTGTGGATAATTTGGGCTAGATATATTTAATTAGTTTTACATGAATGGATGATCTATAGTTACTCTATTAGTGTTATTTGTTTCATGGAGCCAAGAGTATTTATAGTCCCCCGTTTTTTCTTTTGGTAGACGGTCTATAATTGCTTTCCGCTCCTGGTTAGTTATAGGTAGTTTAACATTGTTAAATGTATTCTTATCTTTAATCTTATCTATAACTTGGTCTAACTTATATGCTATGGCAAGACCTTCTGATACCATACCGCCGTTTTCGATTTCTCGTTCATAGCGCCTTGCTTGCTTCTCTATCACCCACGCTACAACCTCCATAATACGGTCTAGAGTATAGGTAGGCTGGTCGGCTAGGAAGCCTCCCAGAGAAGCAGGATTGAAGAAATGGTCTTCTGAATAGTTACACAGAAGTTCTGCTATTTGTTGTTCCTTGGTTTTCATACTCCGCCTTTCGTCTTAAGATTATATCACGAGGGGCTGACACTTGGCCAGCCCCCCGATTGTCCACCTACTGGACAGCTTACTTCTTTGCCTGTGGCTTTTCTGCTTCGAATGTCATCCCACTTGTCTGAGCATCCGCAATTGCCTTTACAGCGGCAGCTGAGAAGCGGCCACGCTTACCCACAGTAATTCCTTGTGACTTTAGATATTCACGCTTTGTTGCCATTTGTTTATCCCCTTTCAAGAGATGTTTTATTTATTATATCGGATATCGACGAATTTGTAAATACCCCCGTAAGAGCTTTGATCAGCCCCTACGTCCCGCCTTATATATTAAGTTGTAGATCTAATGATGTATCTTCGTTTAGATACACATCTGTAGCTTCGATCACATCATCTGTTGGAATGGAATCCCATTCTGTCTCAGGTAATGCATTGGCTAAATCAACTGCCTCAAATTGATCGGCAGCCTCAATGATTGTATAATAGTTCTGATACTTATTTCCAAATACTCTATAAGCTGGCAAGCTCTCTACTCTCCCATTCCGCTAATGTTCTAACAGTAAAGTCCTTACCTAGATTATAACAATATTTCACCGCTTTTGTCAATGACTCTGTCTCATATATTGGGACATCTAAAGGTATATCAGATTTATCATACACCTCAAACATATCGACTCCTCCAGGAGAGCAACCGTAATTAACTTCCAGGATTTCTAAGCTTGGCTCATAACCGTTCATTTTGTCCCTTTCTCTTTGGCCAACTTTTGCTGTTCCTTCCAGCGCTGCCAATGATTAACTTGTGTAATCTCAACATCAACTTCTGGAGGGCATTCAAGGATATATGGGACTCCTCCCACTATCTCTATCTTAACTTTGTATTTACTCATCGTTGCCTAGTCTATCTTTAATTAGTTTAGCAATGAGATTATGTGCTTCAATGTTTTCTGTTTCGGACCCGCCCCATAGTAAGCGCTGCGCTTCCGCTAGCACGGTATCCACATATTTGTCAGTTGTCTTCATCTTCATCCTCTTCTTCTTCCCACATTGTATCCACAATGTAGTCACGATTAGTCATCCATTCAAGGACGTCGTCTTGGTGCTGTTCTGCCCCGTATTCTAAAGAGAACCCGTGGCCAGCCGATACAGCCTCACAGAGGTTGTCCCACATTTGATCTTGGGTAACCTTTGCCTTATAGGTTTCATCATCTAAGATGTTGTTGATTGTGGACCACGTCCATAGCCAAACCATTGATAGGCCTAGGTCCGTTGTGTCTAGAATCTCTAAACATTTGTTTAGTTTATCTTTGTCTTCAGGCTTCATCCCGTGCTCCAATCACAAAAGATAAATCATAAGTTAGTTTATATAGTTCTGTATATGTATCGAGGACACCCTCCCAATACTTTCGCTCCATAGAATCCATTGCCTCTTCTGATTCTTCTTCAATCTGTTGGGCATTAGTTAGTTCTTGTTCAGCGATTAGCATTAGGTTTTTAAGTTCCCCGTGCATTATATCTAATCCAGTAACACCTGCATTGACCATTCGTTGCAGGTGGGGCGGAAGCCCAACAACTTCAATATTCATTTACTATTAACTCCTGCCTCATATGCAACCTTATATATTTCAACAAGACGCTGATATACCGCTTTGCTTGCTTTATTTTCGCTAGACATAGCAGATTCAAAATAGATAATTTGGTCGGCTTGGTCTTGAAGGTCTTCCTTTACATCTGATGATAGTTTCATCCATATACCCTTTCGTTAGAAGAGTTCATTATATCAGTAGCCACTGACAATAAATGCTCGGTTGCCATAATTTGTCCCTGGATGTTTATCTTAGATTCAACATTCAAGTCTTTCTCCATATCCTGGTTAAGACTAATTAAATGAAGTTTCATATACTCTAAGAACTTACTAGTCTTGGTAACCATCAAAATACCCCTCTGCCCATAGACCCTGTAAAAAGCTGACAGCGTCTTCTAAGTCTTTTACCAGTGGGTCCTTGTTCATTAAATCGGACGGGGATCGAAGATAAAATAACTTAACATCGTGTATAGCATTAATCATTCTATCGATATCTGCCATTTCATAACCTAGCATAGTTCATACTCCATATCCCAAGATACGTCAGGCCAATTTAAATCATATCTTTCGCTATCAACATCACCTAAATCGTTTAGGTGTAGATTAATTTTCTCGTGTGCTTCCTTTTCATTATTGGCCATTACAGCACCTTCTAATCTAATTACAAATGGATACTTATTCAAAGTAATCCTCATCTCCCTCTTTAAGTTCATAGAACTTATTGAATTCTTGTTGGACAAACTTATCCCCTGACATTTCAGCAAATTGTTTATCTGCATAATATTGACCTTCGTCAAGATTACTGTTAATCCAATCTTCTAGTAATTGTTCTGCTATATCTTGATAGCAAGCGTCAATTACCATTTGGTTTACATCTTCTAAGAAACTAGCCATTTAGTGCCTCCTCTTGTGTGTAGGTTTTCAAAGGTAATAATACACTATGGGTCTGACATTCTGCCATAGCCTTTTCATCCTGCCAAGAGCCCTCATTACATTCAGAGCAGAATTCACCACAGTCATCTTCACAATACTCAACACAATCAAAAGACTGGCAAGCATAGCAACGGTTCTCATATGAAAGAATCTCTTTAACCTCACCACGAACAATCTCATACTCTCCACCCCAACCTGTTTCTTCCTCATACTCTAATGTGAGCAGGCAGTTAGGAACAAGATTACTTAGTTTAGTTAAGATAGTTACAGCAGGTGACCAAGCAGTCTCATATTTATATACAACCCAGTTGTCATCACCTTCTGACTTGTATTCAAGTAACTCTGTATTTGAGTATTCTTCTTCATCACGAACTGCAACATCCCATTTAGTTCCCCAGTTAGAGTTATTCCACGAATACCAATCCTTCTGAGTTTTAGCAAACTCAACAGACTTGCGGAACCAATCAGGGTCATTTTGGATATCTATGTCTCCACGAGAAGGCTGGCAGGCATATTCCTCATCAGTAATACCTTCATCCTTATATGAATGGATATTGAAGAATGCAAAGACAGGATTACTATAAGTAACCTGTTTAATTTTGGTGGGGAAACCTGAAGAACTAATATCACCCATACCATATGTCTCTTGTGCTAATGTAAATGGCTTATTCAGTCTATCCTTGATATAATCAACTTCTGACTTTGGTCCTTGAATAGTTAACGTGTTATAACACCAATTTGGCATTTTATTTCCTTTCGCTAATAACCCAATTATATATTAGACCACTGACATTTGTCTATGCAATATGGGTGTGTTTTACACCACATTGATCTCAAATACTGAAATTTCCAGGGATTTATATTGACATCCGTAAATAGCATATGATACCCTCACGCTTTTGGGGGCCAAACAAAAAATCCCCCAGCTAAGCTGAAGGATCTTAAGATAAGTAAGGCTGCTAGCAGGAACGAAAGGAATTTAGTAAACGCTGCTTTATTTAACGACTTGGGGGAACCCCTGGTAGCCGCACCATACTTCAATGAAAAGGTCCGCTAGGACCTATCCATATTATATCATATCTTAGTTAACTAAACTGAGATGACAACGTCCGCATACTTCTCGACAAAGTTACTCAGGTCCATTGTAAAGATTGCTTGATTTTTCATCCCATTGACCTTGTTGTCTTTGTCATTGCGAGGAGCCTCTTCGTGAAGACTAAATGTTTGCTGCTCGAAATCTACAATAGCAACCTTGTGCTCATTGTCTCCAATTTCGTTTACGTGCAGGCCCCATCCAGTTTCTGAATTCCAGTCATTGTTAATCATCTGACTGATTGTAATGCGTGTTGCATATGCTGGGTCGGACCAGCGAGGACGTGCTTTAAATACTGCCTCTGCCAATTGTGCTAGCATATTATGTCCAGCCCAGTGCCCGTATAGGACGATTGTATTTCCGTTAGGTTGGACGAATCCAAAGTTTGCTCTGTCTCCCATTTTATTCCGCCATTTCTGTTAGTTGTGGTGCTTCTTCTTTTTTGTTTAATTCTATCATCTCGAATGAGACCTTGTCAAGGGCATCCTTGTTTTTATTGTAGTGGTGGCCACAAAAGAATAGTTCACCATCTACTAGTTTAATTAGATACATAGCCTGAGCTGTGCCACATTGATCACAGCCAATCCAGCGAGTTAGATCCTCAGAGGTCATAGTCAACGGTTCCAAATTCTAGGCGGTCAGCGATATCATCATATGCTGCGCCGTCCTCAGATGTTTCTGCCCACAGTCGGATATTAGTTACAATAACCTCTCGTGCAAATTTGACTCCGTCTTCAAAACCATCTTGGTAATCCATTTTATCTCCCTGTATATCCTGTCGGTTCGTAGTCTGATGTATAACTCTCTATTAGATTATACTTATCTCGAATGCGACTTACTTTCTCAATGCTACCAGTTCCAATGTTGAATGTCAACGGTGCTAATGCTTGTGGGTCAAGACCCATCATCTGAGCATCCCAATAGGCCATCTCCATCGATAGCCTATCAGGAGCAGTCAACTCAAAATACATTATGCTTCCCTCACATTACAAACTTCTTGGTCAAGGATTTCAATATTGCCATTGTGTGAGTCGGCATAGATAGCATCTGTAATCTCTGATTCAAGTTCGTAATCAGTATCATAATCAGAAAGCAAATCAATTTCAATTGTTCCGCTAACCTCGATAGATGCAGTCCACTCGACTGTTCTAGTCAACTCAATACCAAGGGCTTCTGCGATTGCACGAAGTGTATCTTGGTCTTGTGAGTCAGCATATGCCTCGCCGATAATATCTTTGACAGTGTTTATCTTGTCTTCAAATACTCCGACACGCTTCTGTGCTTGACGTGCATTGTGTAGGTCCCACTCAATTGATGTAACCTTATCAGTTGCATATTCTGCATCCGAATATCCCTTGATTACTTTGTAGGTAACCAATAGATTTGGGTTATATGTATCAGGAACCGTTGTTATTGTTGTCTCTGCAGTTTCCATTTCATTCCCTTTCGTTTCTGTTATAGGTGTATCTGTATACGGTATTGTAGCATCTTCCACTGACAATAATGTGCAATTGGAATTGCATCGGCATGTGAGGTCCATCACACCCGCTGGCCATCCATATCCATCTTTAATTGTATATTCAATTAAAGCGTCACAGTCTCCCGTGCACACCCATGTATATTTCTGATACTTTGTCATGCGAGTATTGTACACCTGGCCACTGACATTTACAATAGAATTCAGGGCTTTTTTTATGTGATCCGTAACACAAAAATTTGGCCTCTACCCCTGGGGGCGTCTCATTATGTGAAATTCAAATCTCATTCTTAGCGATCCATATCGGACTTGAACCGACGGCCTCTACCGTGACAGGGTAGCGCTCTAACCAACTGAGCTAATGGACCAAGTGGTGAGCAGTTTTAAATCTTGCTCAGGATTTTTTTATTTAGAAAGTTGCAACCATTCGATACAACTTATTTTTTTCTGCGGTTAGAACTGGGTCAAAACCAGATGCACCCGCCATAAGTGTTTCACCATTGCCACGACCTGAACGATAATAATCAAGACGCTCAGTTAGTGCATTGAACGCACCCCACTTTGTTCCCTTGATTGTAGCGTTAGTTGGTGAATTGTGATACAAATCGTCAATGAGAACAACTTTGTTTTCCCACTTCTTCAATGCACCCTTAGTATCCTTATCGGGCTTAGGATAAATTGTCTGAATCAACTTAGAGAATTCAGCATCAGTAATTGCTTGAGAGTATAGCGCCTTTGCTTGAACTTCGAATTCATCGAAATATCCAAGAGCAAGCCCAAGAGTTTCACGAGCAACTTGAATGCGACCTTCAACAGATTGCGTGTGGCGAATCTTGAAAGATTGCTTTGCATTCTTCATTGCAAGATTCAAAGTGTTTTGGCATACAACACGAACAGGTGTAACCGCTGCTTGAACAGCAACAGAACCATCGTGTGATGTCCATACGATTAGATATAACTTTGTTTGGTCATTGGCGCCTTGTGGGTCAAGAACCATTGTGCGAGGAATATCTACAGTTCCAAATACAACTTTGCCCTTCTTTAGAGAACCAGCAGATTCCCAACGGCAATCAGCATTGGCATCGTGAATTGCATCAGCGAACTGAAATAATTCTTCATTCTGCACTGGCTTATAACGCTTACCAACAGTAGCAAGAACATCAGTTCCGCCATTGAATGGGTTATCACGAATAACCAATGAGGCTTCAGACACATCATTCCAAGATTCTGAAATGTGGTCAGTTAGTGGAGATAAACGAACATTCCAATTCGCTAACTTTGCTTCTTCAAGCATTGTTGCGGTTGTAACTTCTTCATCTTGTGTAAAGATGCGATTTGCAAGGTTGTGCCAAGCAGGTGCACCACGGAGAGCGAAAGCAACTTCGCCATTTTCGACTTCGAGATTGTGAGCCATTTTTTACCTTTCGTTAGATTAGTTGCAATTATAACAGGTGGCACTGACATTGTCTAGATTAGTTAGTCATTTGTCCGAATTGATCCGTGTGAGTAATCTCACAAATTTTTGGGCGTTTTCCACAGGCAGCCGTAAGGCTGTGGATAACCCCGCAGCTCTGCGGGCCAGCTTGGGAAATGGGGCGGGCATCTAGATTAGTGTGCAACCCGCCCCAAGATCATTATCCAAGCAAGTTAGTTAGTTCAGATTTTGGTGGAAGAGATTCACGATTTATAATTAGAGCAGTTGTCTTTTTCTTTTTTAGATTATCATAAACATATGCTCTGATGTTTCCGTCAAACTTACGCATATTAGAAAATACTAATTCAGTTAGATATTCTTTATCCACACCTTGCTCTGAATAGATTGTCAAGTCATTTGCTTTGTTCTCGTCATAGATTTCTACACGATAACGGTTTTTCATTTTGTTCCTTTGTTAGTAGGGATAATAATTATAACATTGGGGGCTAGATTTTGTCTAGCCCCCATTTGTATTACTTGCCGATTTTTACCATAGCATAACGCATACCTGCGCCTGTATCTAATCTTAGTTTAGTTAGATTAGGGCGGATAGCAATAATCTCTGAGATAGTTCCAGTAATACCTGACTTACCAGTTGTAAAGACATCGCCCTTACGATAGAAGCGACCCTTAGCGGTATCTAGAATTGGAGACATTTTATTCCTTTCGTTAGTAGGTGGGTTGAGCAGTTTTTAGACTTGCTCAGGTCGTTGCTTGTTATTTATAGATAACGAGCAATAGCGTTGTATGTGGAAGTATTTACAACTTCCTCATCTGTCATTTTGAGGATACGAATTGCGTTCGTGATTTCCTCTTTCATTTCATTGTATTGGTGAGTATGAACAACCTCAAAATCCTTTTCAGGTTCTTTAGGAAAAGTTCCCTCTTTAGTGATGATGTCAAAATCAACATTGAGAGTGTTGTTCCAAGAGCGATAGTTTGTGCGAAGGTTCTCAGCCTTTGAGAAGTTAGCAATAGCCCACTTGCCTACTTCCTTTTTCCACGCTTCGTGCGCCTTAGTGTGCTTTGCTTCGTTTTCGCCTTGTGCCTTATAGTTCTTTTCTAACTCAGCAAGGCGTGTTTCTAGTGCCTTGATTACTTTAGGTGTAGCGATTTTCACGCTAATAGATTTTCCTCTACTCATTTATTTCCCTTTCGTTCGGTTGGTTGGTTGATTAGTATAACATAGGGGTCTGACATTTACCCCTAAGGGTGAGAGTTCTTACTTACGACATTGGGCGAGAACACTCTCTAAACTGCCCCTGTTTCGTTCAGTTTGTTAGACTTCTACTGAAGTCCAACGCTCTGAGCCATTTACATCAAGTAGCACTCTTGCCACTCCGCTAGGGTGGTTATCTACTGCCTTGATTACTCCGACTACGCCTGACTTAGCAGTTGTAATCGTGCTTCCGATTTCTAGTGTTGTCATTTTGTTTCCTTTCGTTAGGTGGTTTATTATACAGGGTGGGTCTGACATTTTCCACCCTAATCTCATTATTTGAGAAGGTTATAGTGTGATACTAATCACACTCAGGAAGCCACGCATCTAAGTGGTGAGCCTCGATGATAGCCGATGCAGGTGCAGTATTTTGATCCCGCCAAGTAATCGGTGCAGGTAGGTCAATAAGACGCTGATAGTCCTCCTCATAGTATGCGTCAATAGCATCTATGCAAGGTTGCACCATTGAGCGGGGAACGGGTGGATAGTGATTACTTGATAAGTGAATACCAATTTGTGTTTCTAAGTCTAAGCCTAATAAGTCGTTATCGGCTAGTTCAGTTGCGAAAGTGCTTCCCATTTATTCGTTCTCCTCTAAGATAGTTTCTGATAGGTCGTCCATTTCATCTATTGTAGCAACAAGGTCTGACATTTCTTGCTCGGTCAATAGGATTTTAGTTATGCTATCGGCAACCTTAGCAGATAGAGCCGATGAATACATAAATAAATACTTAGCATAGATTTCATCTGATAGTTCATTTCTGCGTGTGTGCAGTTCACCCGCTAATCCCATTATGTCCTCGTCAAAGATACTTGATTTGGTTGCGTCTAAGATTTCAATAGCAGTTGATAGCATTAGATATTTCCCTTTACTGTCAATTCTGCCCAAGTGTTATTTTCATTTGCTACTTCAAGAGTATTAGACATACCAAGAGCGTGAATGGTTGCACCCTTGCACATCTTTTCAATTTCAGATTGTGGTAGGTTGATTAGTGCAGGCAATAGATTTGCAGGGATTTTATCCAAGTCAATAATTGCCTCAAAAACTACTGTGTGTGGAACCTTCATTAGATTAGACATTTGTTACCTTTCGTTGTTGGAATAATGGTATTTTACACTAGGCCACCGACATTTGCTAACACATCCTCGGCGTGTCGCAGCTTTTGTGAGTTTTCTCACAAAATTCAGGGTTATCCACAACTAAGCCGTAAGCCTGTGGAAAACCCCGCAGTGTTGCGGGCCCTTCAGTCTAGAGAATCTCCCCAGACTTCAGGATCCACCTCCGCTAAATATTCTTTAGCGGTTTTTCTTTCTTCATCATTACCAACCACGGAATTTATTAATGCATTAAAGTACTTTAGTTCGGCCATTTTATTTTCTCATTTCTTAGTTGCGCTAAATCTAATATCCGCTTTACCGTAGACACATAGGCCACATGAAACACATGCGGACCCTGCATTGCTAATAAGTGGAATGCTCTTCATATTCTCAGGACACTTAGCACCAGGCTTACCAGTTAATTCTTTCATTGTGTTTTCAGTAAGCGCAAAAGTTTTGCCAAGGTAAGCAAGTCGTATACCGTCATTAAGTTTTAAATCGTGTGCAATCTCTTTATTCTCATCATCCGTTGAATAATAAAGTGAAAGATTAGATACATTCTTAAGAATAAGCGCTGCAGACTTAACACGAGTATAAACCCAGAATTGAATATCTGGGTGGTTCATGATAATAGTCTTCCACGCATATGCGTAGGTATCGTTAAAGAAATCGCCGTCCCAGTGGATACGGAATAACTTAGGTGCCTCTTTCTTTTCACAATCATTGACAAAGTCAACAATCATCTCATCAAGCAATAGCAACATGGCGTCCATGTCTGCATTACGTAGGAGCTCCCAGTTATGAAGAAGATTAGTTTTTACTCCTGGGAATAGCTTTTCAAGCTTGCCTGCATAGCAAACAGTCTCGCAGATAGACGTAGCACCAGGACATGAAAAATCTTTTCCTGCGGGTAGGCCAAACGTGTTGGCAATTGCTGCTTGCTTTCCATTTTTTGTGACAAGGTTAGCCACCTTTCGATCATTTGAACGTTTTAATTTCATAGGGGTAATTATAGCGGTTAGATCTGACATATTAGTAATCCTCATCCATTCCGTGTCCTGCAGACGCAAGGGCGTCGGAATCGGACCAGCCAGTTAGTTCATAGAATTCCATTTCTTCGGAATCATAACATTCGGCACACATATAGTCATCGCCAAAGACTTCATAATCAGACTCATTATCAAAAGTCATAGTTGAGCCACAGATTTCAGAGTTTAAGCAAGCAACGGTAATTTGTTCCATTAGTTGGACCTTTCGTTCGATTTAAGAGAATAATACCATAGGGCACTGACATTTTTTGAAACACGCCCCAGAATCTAGGGTGTTTTATATCACACCCGTAACGACACGCCCGACTCCGCAGCTCTGCGGGCATTTGTCGACAATTAAGAATTTAATTTATTTTTATGTTTGATCTTGCGTGTGTATTTTTTTTTATTGCGAACAGGTTGCGCCGCATTACTGCGACGCAATTCCTGAATGCGTTTTACTTTATCTTGAACTGAAGTTAGGAACATTATACCCACTCGCTTCGTGAAATCTTTTTACATCAAATCGCTCATTATCTTTCGCAAACATTTCCGCAAAATCATTTACGATTTTAGAAAATAAAGCGGGGTGAGTTTTATTGCTCGCATACTTTAGAATTTCTGCGGTTGCGATGTAATCTTTTCTAGTCATCATTTTACTACGACCTCTCCTGAACGATAAAATAATTTAGTGTAGCATTTGCCAGTTGGTGTAAATAAATTTACAGTTGAGTATTCATTAGCAGAACCCCAATCGGTAAAGCGGAAAAAGTTTTCCCACGCACCAAATTCGTTTTCGTATTCGGCAGACCAGTGGGGAGCGTTGCTATCATAAGCGCAAGTTAGTTTATACATTAGTTATTTACCCAATCTAGTGTTAGTTCATCAGAGATTTCATCTACGCAAGAGCAAGGCTCTACATCATAGTTATTTTCATTTCCCCAAAATAAGAAACCAGCACCACCGCACTCATCGCAATTCGCTGCGATTATTTCTATGTATTCTTTTACTTTAGCCATTTAGGTTTTCCCTTTCGTTTGTTTTGGTAATTGTAGCAGATAGGACTGACAAGGCTTCCGCCTTGCTTGCTTCACGTTGTGCGATAACGTGCTTTTTGAATTCGTCTAGGTTCATTCGAACGCTCCTTCGTTTAGTAATCCGATTTCGATTTGAAATAACTCATCTGGAGTGGCTTCGGATAAATCTACCCAGCCAGCACCATTTTCATTTATGCGAAAAATTTCGATGTGTCCCATTATTATTCACCAACCTTTACTGCGATTGTTGCGAATTTATTTCGCAGACCGCCCGTGCGAATTTCGATTAGATACGCTTCGGTTTTTTCGCCGTAGTAAATTTCAGGGCGAGGTTCAGCAGAAACGATTTCGCCTGAAAAGTGGCGAGAGTTTGAGCGATAGTTTTTTCCTACAAGTAGGCTTTCGATTGTGTATAGTTTGGTAGCCATTGGCAGACCTTCTTTCGTTTGTTGTTATGTATGGAATTATACACGAACGGACTGACATTTTCCAATTTGGCAAGGGTTTGTCTCACTATTTGGAGCGTGGGCTTTGTGATAAGCATCACACAAGTTATGTGATAAGCATCACACAAAATGTCCGATTTGTCTGTCAAATCGACACGCCGCAGAATTCAGGGTTTTTTATAACAAATCCGTAACGACACGCCCGACCCCGTGCCTTTGCGGGCCAGCTTGATTTTGTCAAGCCGACACGCCGTTATTTAGCGAAAATCTTTTATGACTTCCCTCACATCTTCTTTTAGGTCTGCCCACATTAGGCGAGCCATATATAGGGCGGGGATCCCAATACCTAATTGCACTAGCGTAGTTAGTATGCGGTTAGTAGTCATTACTTATTCTTCTTTCTCTTATAAATCTTATAGCCGATTACTAGGGCGGTGATAATAGCAATAGTGTGCCAAGGTAAATAGATAGCGCCTAGAAAACTATCTAACTCTAATCCGTAGTCGCTTGTTATGTATAACTCTAATCCGTTAGGTATCATTATTTTACCTCTACTCCTCTTACATTGTAGGTAAATCCTTTACCTAGTTTATTTAGTTCGGTCATTACATTTAGCAATTCATCTGCGCTATTAGCCTTGTTATCTACGCTTAGTAGTTGCGAGCCTTGCCATAGTGAGTAAGTGATAGTCATTTATTTTATTCCTAACATAGTAGCGACATTATCTAATTCTTCATCTGTAAGATGGTCTAACTCAATAGCCTTAGAAAATCCGAAAAAATCTTCTTCATCTTCATTATTTAGCGCATTGTTATACGCTTCTTCTTCATCAAGATAAACATAAGCATCGCTTACATCTGCTTGGATAGTATCCCATTTAGTCATCATTATCTGTTCTTCTTTCGTTAGTAGGTTATGTGTGAAATTGTAGCGTATCGGTCTGACATTATCAAGCGACACGCCGTTAGTGTGTATGTGAGTTAGCCCACATTTACTAGGGCGTGTGTAGCGTAGTTACCGCCACACATTACGCATAGAGTCCAAGCGGTTACTCTACCGCAACCGCTAGAGCAAGCGACATAGTCGCTATTAGTCTGATAGTCGTTACGACTTTCCCAAATTCTATTAGTCATTATTTAGACTCCTTATCTATACAGTTGATACAGTAGCAAGCCTTGCTACTTAGTAAATCACGCAATAGAGCCTTGCGTGTGTAGGCATTTAGTCCATATGAGGACTTTACTCCACCATTGTGGAAATCGTGCACGATTGTGCTATACAGAGTTTCTGTTAGTTGAGTCATTATCTGACTCCTTTCTTTAGTAAGACTTTCTTACTTTCTTTATACTATAAGCCTAACACGGGGCACTGACATTTAGGGGGGTTACTGGCAAGTATTCTCAAACTATTTTTGTGATTAGCATCACATTCACGCTCAGAGTTAATAATCTATGGGCGCACTATATAGACAAATCGGACATTCTAAAACCCTGGATCATACAAATAAAATCTATATTAACATTTTCATAAATCTGAAATACTAGTTGACTAGAATATTATCTGTATGATATAATTTATTTAACAGCAAATCGACGGACGAGCTGGAGTATGGCAGAAATTCTCCTTGTCAACAAGGCGGAATTGCATAAGAGGCCTTAACAGGTAGGATTAGTGATCTAAACTCTTAGTAGAACTAAAGCGGATCTAATTGAGCTGTTGACTTGTTCTTAGTGGTAAAAGGCAATCCACTTACTCACTAAAAAATCTCAAGGAGAAATCTTTGGGATTTTTTGCTTTAACTCTTGACCTAGCAATTTTCATCATGTTATACTTAAGGCTGGTTTGTGGGGGCTTACACTGAAACTCATAATGACGGAAATGTGTAGCTTCTCTATCCTACAAAATTGATTTTAAATTTTGGGGGGTAGGGGGGCTTTCCTAAAATCTAAAAATCTGGAAATGTAATTAAAAGATTATATATATTATATATATCTTAGTTGACTAGAATATAGAGAATATGACAGTAAATAAAGTAAAGCGATATGTTAATTACTTTGCTTGGATTTGTATGATCTCATGGATAGTATACCTTGGCATCCAATAGAATTGTTAAATGTGATAGTTGTGGGCGGGAAATCGAAGTAAGATCTGGATTTGCCCATATGACACTGAATAACCACTATAGGGCATGTAAAGACGGTGAATCAAAATAGAGAACATAGCTTTAATCGGAGACTCTCACGCTAATGGCATAGCTAAAGCATTTGAAGTATTTTATAGCAATAATCAAAAGATAGTTCATATTAAAGATCTATATGCATTTCCTGGAAAGCACTGCTATAACGTAGATTATTCAAATGTCGACATACCTATAGGTAGTAAAATACTACTACACTTTGGCGAAATTGATATTCGCAAGAGTTTACCTAAATACAAGAATACTGAAGATACTGTTAAGAGATACATTGATAAATCAGTCGACTACTTTAAAGACTATGATCTATTCTTCATAAAGCCTATACCACAAGCTGAAGATGACCTCACTTGGGAGTTTAAGCCTGGAGCTACTTTAGGGGAAAATAGAAGAGCATACTATTTGGAGGAAAGGCTAGAGGAGCAAAATATTTTTTATTCGACACTAGACAAATATGCTCCTAATGTTATAGATACTCCATCTGCAATTAATACGAATATATTGAAATCAGAGAATACAGATGATGGATGTCACTTAAATCTAGCAAACTCTTTGAAGCTTATAGAATATATAGATATTGCAATCAATTCAGGGGTATAGTATAATATAGATATGGATGACCTTGTAAAAGAATTTAAAGACGCTATTGAAGATCCTAACGTAAATCACAAGATATTTAAGAAAGCTTTTGTGGTAACTCCTACGTGGGATGATATGCAAGGTTATATCGAATTTTCAAGAACTGCAGGAAACTATAGATCAGATTATGAAGGATTCTATATTCTTCACTGCAAGGAACACCATGACATATCCCATATGAAGGGGACTAAAGAGTTTTTAGAGTTCATGGGTAAGGTGTATGATAAAGTCCCAGCATCTCAGGATTCATTTACATTTGTTATATCTGAGAACTATAGAGCAGTTACAGATTTAAGTGGAATTAAAAGACATACAGATACAACAGATACAATTCACTGGACTACAGTTGGTGCAACCATATGGACACTATATCAGGATGGTCAAGCTCACGAATATTTAGTTGAACCAGGAGATATTGTATTTATTAAATATGGCACAGAGCATGGAGTAGAATCTTTAACTCCTAGAGCAGGTATTGTTTATTCTGGTGGAGAATATCATCCTAATAAAGACTAATATAATTATAGTCGACTAATATATATTGTAAATTTAAAAAGCGGGAACGCTAAGAAATTTTCTTTGCTACAATTAAGCCATATGAGACACTCTTGTAGGTATTACCTAGGATGAAGTCCGAAAAGCTCTCTATAGCCAAGCAGAAGGCTTATCTGGCTACATATATCAGAGACCTTAAAGAAAAATCTCCTTGTAGAGACTGTGGGAAATTTTATCCATACTATGTCATGGATTTTGACCACGTCCGTGGCAAGAAACATGCAAATGTAATGGAACTTATTCCCACGTTGTCTAAAAAGAAGATAGATGAAGAAATTGCTAAATGTGAGATCGTATGTAGTAATTGTCATCGTATTAGGACACATATAAGACGTATAGCTAAAAAAGATAAATAATCTCTTCTATCGCCGCCGTCGCACTTTTTCGGACTCACTTTTCAATTCGCACTTTATTTAGTATACTTATAACATAATGGACCATAGCTCAGCTGGCAGAGCGTAGAGCTGTTAACTCTAATGTCCCAGGTTCGAGCCCTGGTGGTCCAGCTTAGCACCAGTAGCCAAGTTGGTTAAGGCCCCGAACTCATAATTCGGCTATCGTAGGTTCAAGTCCTGCCTGGTGTACTAAATCTCTATAGCTCAGCGGAAGAGCAACAGGTTTCTACCCTGTGTGTCGGGAGTTCGAATCTCTCTAGGGATACTTAATTATCTTTCGATTATCATTACAGCACATGTAACTGTGCCATCTTCGCCAAGCGCATACAGTCTATCGTCTTTATATAAGTCGATAGTGACGGGCGGTGCATCATGTTCAATTCTTATTCCGTAGTCTGTAGGTGTCATATTGCTATTTCCAATAATTAGATGCTTATTGGTACTTGTGTTAGAAATTATCATTGTTGATTTTACATTTATTTCGTCTTCAATTGAAAGCTCAACAGGAGTCGTAGCATTTAGGGTATAATTTCTAGTTCTTATCATATCCATATTATAGCAAAAAACCCATTCAGAGGCGGATCCGAATGGGCATTGCTAGTGTATTGCTACACATTATACTGGGAGCTTAATCTGTGGGATGCTACAACCAGTACATATTAAGTATAAAATAGTTTAAATTCTATGTCAAGGATTTATCCGATGAAAATTTCATCGTGTCTATATATCCAGTCAACAGCAGCATACTTGATGCCATCTGTTACTTCATCAGTTTCATACTGTTCACCATTTTTTAATGGAAGTAGGTATAGTTGATTTTCTTTAACTGGAATACTAAAGTCTAAATCTTCCCAGTTGTCTTTACTCTTTAGGACTAAGTTTCCGCCCTCAAACTCACCAATATAAAGCACTACTATGTAGTCAGCGGCAGTCCAGGTTCTAGATATTTTAGTTTTAAAATGTTTTAAATGAGGAGCAGATCTACTAACCCAAATATGACCATTGGTCCAATATTTAGGAATTATAAAATCAATTAGCTTATCTTGAAATATTTCAAGCGATCTTACTGGTGGGCTTATTAGGCCATCGATATCACTAGAAGCATCTTCATGGCTACTCCAAGACTCTTTCTTTATCTGCTCTATTTCTTTTTTAATTAAATTTAATTTTTCTTCTGGAAGAAAGTTTTCATATAAAAGAATTCCATGACCTATTTCAGTCAGAGACTCAGTGTTTTTGATATTTGTTAAAAAATCTTCTTGCTTAAAAACTTGAGACATTTTATTTTAACTCCTATATAAAAAGCTTGGATAAACATATCTGATGCCAGATTTAACTTCAGAAACCCCGTGTCGGATTCTTGATCCATGTATAACTAAATCTCCAGCAGAAGGGGTGTATGATAGAGATAGATTTGGGTAATATAGATTTCCGCCTTCAAAATCGTCATTGATATAAACAACGCATCCATACTCAGTTATAGCACATGTGTTGTTGTCGTCGGTATCATCAGTTCCTTCATCACCACAACTGTCTTCATGCTCATGCATTGTATCTCCAGCCCACATTCTGGCAAGTGATTCTCCAGGAGTTACACTGTATCCTTGAACAAGATCTTGAATTTTATTTCTTACTGGAATTAGTTCTGGAACAATTAAACTACTTCTTCCGTTATACCATTCGATTGTATGTCTGGCAGCGTCTCCGCCCCAAGCCTCATCACCTAAATTTTTAGATACGTCATATAGATTAGACACTTCTTCTTTACTTAGAAAATTCTTATAAACCCAAATCTCTTCTTCTGGGTGAAGTCTTTGAACGTTTGGGTTGTTTTCAAAATTAAGCATCTTTCTTCTTTCTCCAAAATAGTATTTTAGAAATTATTTTTTCTATACGTTTTTCTATCTTGGCTTCCATTTGCCCAGCAGGACTTTCTTCCCTGTAATATTTTGATTGGAAATAGGGGTTCTTCATTTGCTTAGAAAATTCATGTGGGGACATAAATTTATTATACCCACATGAACCTAATAACTCAAATATTATTGATCTACTGAAATAGCACCACGAGAAATTAGTGCATCAACCATGCCGCTACACATTTGTCGATATCCTTCTTGGACTGACAATAGGTGCTTTTCTAACTCAACAAGGTCCTGCTTATGCATTACTGCCGCCTGACGCTGTTGGATATTAAGTTGTTCTACCATAATTTCTACAATTGCGTTTTTAGTCGCCATCTTTATTTTCCTCAACTGAATAAGAAGGGGTGGGCCCAAGTAGGAACCCCTGTTCATGATATTGTATCATTTTTTGTGTATCTTCGCCACCCACTATTTTATTAGATATTATAGTGAGCAGGTCATAAATTCTATGAAGCATAATATAATTTACCATTGGCAAATTATCTTCTAGATTTTGAGGCTCTGGATTATTTTCTGTCATCTGGCCTTCCTAGGTCTTCCCAAAACTTTTCCCGCCCCATGGCATCTGTTTCTTTAATGGTTCCTCCGTCAGTTTGAATTTCGGTCAACGGATTTTTTAAGCTCTCCATAAAATTCCAATCCAATATTATTTGTATACTGACAGGATAAGCAGTATAAATAAATTATACCCTCATTTGTTTCGTTGCACATTAAAGGGCCCTGATCCATAGGACATTTAAGTCTAGGAACAAGGCCCTTCTCTGCTAGAAGTAGGTATTTAGACACATATTGTATGTTCATATACCTACCCTTCTAATTTTTGAATTCAGCTAAGAACTCTTTGTATCTTGCCCCATTTAGGGAAGACCATGATGACCAATCGGTTCCGCCTTTAGTCATATAATACGTTATCTCTGCGTTAATTACTGGGTCAAACAATAAAATGTTTGACTTTAGATCAAATTTTTCTTTACGATCAATGCCGAGTTCACCCAACATATTAATCTGAAAAATTCCGTAGGAACTGTCTCCAGTTTTCCTGTCACCATTGTAAGCCATAGGCCTTGAATTGGATTCTGACTTAGCAATAGCCCAAGCCTGTTTAAGGGCTTTTCCTTCAAAACCAACAGCTGATAGGAGTTCTTTTAGTTCTCCGTCTGTTAGCATCTCAGAAGGCTTGTATACAGTAGTGCTGTACTTCTCTAAGGTTTCTTTCTTTAGTTGTACTGTTGATTTAGGTGTTTCCACCTCAAGAGCTTGAGTTTCTGTTGGACCAGGCTGGACAGTAAACAGGAACAATGTTATCATTCCTATATAAGCCCAGTTATGAGCAACATCACTCAAACGTTCTTTTATTTTCTCCATTGGCATTTCCTCCTTTAGAGATAACGAACTATAATCATAACATTACTTGACAGTAGGTGTCAAGTTAGTCAACCAGAAAGATTAAATGGAAATATCATATTCTACGCCTAGATCCAACTTAACAACCAAAAATGGTTATGGTCATGCTGGATTTAAAGTGGCAGAATGTCTAACCAAAATGGGTCATAGATTAACCTATCAAAACCCTAAAGCTAAATTACAAATTAATTTTTCACAACCTACAAATTATAAATTACATAGAAATCAATATCAGATTGGTTATACTCCATGGGAATCAACAGTTATTCCAGAATCTTGGAGAGAAAGAATAAATTCTTGTGACGAGTTTTGGACAACATCTCAATGGTGTAAAGATGTATATGAGAATAATGGATTTAAGGTATCTAATGTTTTTCCGCATGGCATAGATCCAATCTGGTCACCTAAAAAACGTGAGTCTACAAATGTTGTAAAGTTCTTGCATGTTGGAGAACCAGCAGAAAGAAAAGGCGGACAAGATACAGTAAACGCATTTATAAAAGCGTTTGGAAATAATCCTAATTATACATTAACAATAAAGGCTCATAAATCTAGTGTTCTTAGAGTATACGATAAAGATGGAAGTATTCTTGGACTTCCCCACGAAATGTATAGTAATATTAAATTAGATGAAAGAGATTTAGAGGATAACGAACTAGTAGACATGTATCATCAACATGATGTTATGATCTATCCTACTTATGGAGAGGGATTTGGATTTATTCCATTCCAGGCTCTTGCAACAGGTATGCCAGTTATATCAACACACGACTGGGCAGATTACAAAAAATATTTAGGACCTCTAAAGTTAAACTCTACACTTATAGATTCTCCATGGGATGTTATGCATCCTGGAAAAGTTTACAAGCCAGATAGCAATCATTTAGTTAGTTTAATAGAAGATGCAGCAATTAATTTTAAAGCATATTCTGGATACTATTATGCTCAGTCAACTGAAATACATAAAGAATATAATTGGGATCAGTTGACCAATAAAGCATTTGAAGAAGTATTTAAAAAAATATCATAACCCCTTCCCCTTTAGATTAAAGTTTGGTAGAATTAGACTTCAACTAAAAAATCATAAACCGCAGGGCGGAGAAAAGGTGTTATTTAAAAATGTCAAGAACTATTGAAAACCCATACGAAAATTTTATTGCTTTGTCACGTTATGCAAGATGGATTCCAGAAGAGAATCGCCGTGAATCATGGGGAGAAACAGTAGACAGATATTTTGAGTTTATGCTAGATCGTCTTTTCAAAGAACATGCATACGAAC